CTCTGTCAGTTCATGCACTTCTGGTTCTGACCCCTGTGACACATTACTACGAAAATCATCACCAACAACTGGTCTTTTGATTGCACCTAAAATTTTGCGCCCTGCAATAATAACACGAACATCATAGTCTGTTTTTATATACTCTTGAAGAATGACATCAACAAACTCATCCTCTCTGTAGAGTAGTTGGATAATACTATGAAGAGACTTTAGACTCTCAACCCAAATAACACCAACACCTCTAGAGCCTACAGCGGTCTTGAGTATCATTGGAAACTTACCACCAAGTCTCTCTGCTGCTTCCTCGGCACCCTCTGAATGACGAACCAAGACTGTGTTTGGCGTCCGAATACCCTCTCTCTGAAAGACTATCTGATTGTGCCATTTGTCATTACAAATATCGTGACACTCAATCGGATTAATCAAAGTATATCCCTGACTTTCCAGATTAAGACAAGCGACACGCCAAGACAGATTACCTGTCTTAACAGTTGAACCAATACCTCTAGCCATGACCAATGTGTTTTCTGGATTTATACGAAAAGGTTTATCATACTTGACACCATCTTTCATGCCAGGCAACTCTGCTTTACCTTCCTCATCTACAGGAAAAGAATATACCAGTTGGTCCTTCCCCTTGTCTTCCATATACATACCAGTGAACTCTGCAAGATAAACTTCAATACCTAACTCTGATGCTTTCTTGCGAACCATAGGACCGGTTTCATTTGGGTCAAATGGGTCATCATGAGACAGAATCAATAATTTGTAGGGCTCGTCCTTGTCCTCTTCCTCTGTGATAAATGACTTGAAGTTTTCCAAGGCTCTATTCCCTCTTTTTACCAATATTGTATTTTGTCTCCAAGGTCCACTCACCCTTCTCTTTGTATGCAAGAACTTTTATTTGACTTAAAGGTGCTGGTTCATGTACCACATCACTCAATATACTAATCAAGCCCCAATCTCGTAAGAGGATTGCAATCGTGTTTCTTCTTGCCATGTCATTGATTGTTATATTTGTCTTCTTACCATCAAGGGCAAACAACTCCTTGAAATGCACAATATAGTATTTACCCTGTTTATGAAGAATGTGACAGGATTGGTACAGTTTTCTTTCTTTTCTTGAAGCAACGCCGATACGAGAAAGTGTCTCTCTCACTTTCAAAAAGTCATCTGGCTCACCGAGCCCGACCTCTAGTAGTTGTTCTTGTGTCCAATTAATTTCTTCCATCTCTTCCGCCTTTATTCATTTTTTGTTTTATGGCAGAAATTTGTTCATCATTTAGTATATCAAGAGCAACCTTTGCTTTTTCATTGTTGTAACCATAGAACTCTTTAACATACTCTAGATTCTCTAATTTCATCGCCTTCACCCAAGGAGTGTATCTTTTCCTTGTTCGTAGACTATTTAGTAAAAAATCATATTGCAGTTTCTTGTCCAGATGGTGTAACTGGTTTATCTCATTCACAAGCATGATTGTGTCTTGAAATGGTGCAAGACACTTATTGACAATGAAAGGCGGATATTTCTTCTCCCATTGTTCATCCTCTGTATCCATGAGAGGTTCTTTGGTGTGGTTTACCGCATTTAAGTAGTCTTTTAGTTCATACATTAATCTACAAACCCCTCACCTTTTTTCCAATGATGTAGCCTGTGATAAAATACAACCCACATTAGTGAAAACAAAGTGTCTGATCTATATGTTCCGTTTTTTACTTTTAATTCATACATTTTTATCTCACACAACCTCATGAAGTATTCGTTTTTCATACTTTGGCAACTTACTTTTATCCGATTGAACATAACACTTAAACACTATAACACTTCTCAACTCATAACACTGACGGGATACTGGCATCGCTTGGTGTGGTGCCTTTGCATTAAAGACAATAAGCCTATTCCCAACATAAGGAACTAACTCACCATTTACAATCGTTCCACCACCCCAATCTTTTTGCCAATCTAAGCGAGGATAGTATATCATGGTAAAGTCACCATCATCTGTATGTTCGTGTGGCTCTATACCGTGAGTATGTGCATTCAAGTATATGCGTTTGAATCTTTCAATAGTGTAGGTGTTCTTAAAATCATATTTGTAAAAGATAGTTTGCCACAACTGCACCAACCAATCAAAGCCATTCTCTATGGCTTGTTCTTCTGTCTCACCACAAAAGACATGCCAGTGTTTATTGACCCCACCCTTTTTAGAATCGTAGTCATACTTCCAATACACATCTTTCATTTGCATGAAAATCAATTCTGCAATATGGTCCTCTAGAACATTATCGTATATATCTAACCTACTCTCCATATCACAACTTCCAATCATCACCAAAATCTGTGTTGTCAAACACTGGCTCTGCAAATGCTTTCTGATTAGAATCTGCAAGGCCGTTTTGTTGTCCATCCTCTACATCATACAACTTCATCTTCGCTCTGTCAATACCCACAACGAATCTTTTATTGGTGGTAGGGTCATTGTATCGGTTCTTGAGTTGCTTCACCGCAATCTGGTTTAGTTCGTCAAGCTCTTCGTTACTAATGAGCGCAAACATGAGGTCAGCCGTAGCAGGCAGACCAAAAGATTCTGAAGTATCTTCCAACCCCACATCACTATTGGAGAACCCGCTCCTTGTGGTCTGTGTAGCCGACATAATAGGGACATTAGTCTCAACTGCAAGGCCTCTAAGTTCCTCTGCAATTGCTTTAATATACATGTAACTATTGACATTTCCATTCGCCTTAAATCGTGATGATGCACATATATTTAGATAATCAATGAATATAATATCTGGTTTGAATGACCTCTTGATGGCAAGTTCTTTAATCAATCCTCGAAAGTGATTACTATGTGCTGATGCAGTAGGATACTCTTTGATGATGAGTTGTCCATTGGTCTTCTGTTCAATGGCCTTCATCTTGTCATCATACATCTGCTTGGGTAATTCGTGTAAGTCATCTATAGAGATGTTCATGAGGTTTGCATCAATGCGTTCAGCGATACGCTCCTCTGCCATCTCTAGAGTGATGTATAGGACGCTTCTACCTTGACTTAGACAGTTTGCTGCCATGTGACACATGAACAGCGATTTACCAACACCAGTGCCCGCAAGAGCAATGTTCAGTGTTTTCTGTGGTAATCCACCCTTGGTTATGCGATTGAAGAAGTCCAGATCAAACGGAATCTTCTCCTCTACCTTGTGGTAGAAATCAAATCGGGACTCTGAATCCAACAGATAATCATGACCCACACGGTTATCAAAACCAACAGCCAAGGCTTCTGTAAGAATACTTGGAAGAGCATCGACGCCTCTAGCTTTATCCTTTCCATCAATAATTTTAATCCCATCCACAATTGCATTGTATACCGCCTTATCCTTACAAAAATCTTCTGTTGTCTCTACTAACCAATCAAAGTTCGCATTATTGTCCTTCTCAAGCTCCTTGACCACTGATAATACTCGTTTGTAATCATCCTCATTTAAGTCACTGCGACTATCCAGTTCCACCTCTAGAGCGTTCTGGTTTGGTAGGTCATTGTATTTATCTACAAACTTCTGTATTTCCTCAAAGACAGTTCGTTCTGTCCTGTCAGAGAAATAATCACCTCTGATGAAGGGTAGCACCTTTCTTGTATAGTCTTCATTATAAATCAAATTTGTCAAGATCGTTTGTTCAATTGTTGTCATTCATAAACCTCGTTAGATTTGGTGATGGTCCAAATATTTCGATCATCTGCAAGTGTTCCTGTGGAGTTTGCCCATCTATTTTTTCACTATAATTTAAAGTGTTGCCCATAATAATGTTACCACCACCAAGACGTTTTTTACATAAATCTACGTTGTCACGCATTATATCTACGCCATAGATATCCTCTAATGATTTTTTCTCTGACATATTGTGAAAATACATCTTAAACAATTTAACTCCCATAAGAAATTGTCCATCCCCGCAAGCTGGGTCTAAAAAAGTAAATTTGGGAGCAAATCTATCTATGGGTAAAGATTTCAGCAAAGAAATAACCAACTCACTTGGTGTAAATACTTCTCCTGTTGATTTTACTCTACTGGATGAACGGTGAATAATATTCACTGATTCATCAATTTCCTTTTGTATTTGATTCCACATACAGTATTTCTTTTTTAGTTAATCCAAATAAATCATACATTTCATTGTTTGTAAATTTTTTATTAGGTAATTGAGGTAAAGCATAGAACACCTTATCATTACCAAATCCTGACCATCGTGCCGTAGCAAAAATATACTCAAAAAGTCGAGTGTTTAAATTGTGAGACAAGTTTTTACCTTCTGTGTCATTTGCAACCCTAACATAGTAAGATAAATCTGTTACTCCAAATTTTCCATTATCATAAAATGGCTTGGTATATCCTGATCTTGTCCATATTACCTTTTTTTCTTTTGCAAAGGGTTGTAAAATTGTCGAGTACCATACTTGCCTATTTGAGTGAAACATGGGATAAATATGATGTTCTGTTTTCTCCTTTGATAAAGTGGGATTTTTATCCTTTAGTCTAATATTGTGTCCTGTAACATAGTCCTTCTCGACATTTAATTTAGGTTGGGTCGAGAACATAGTCTTTGAGTGTATTGAGAAGGACTCTTGACAAAAATCATTAGGTATATATAACACTGAACTGTCAAGATTAATCGTAAACTTGTTATTAATGATCGTAGTATTATTTGATACAACATTTTCGATCACATATGTCGCAACAGTTGTAGCTACGTCAGGAAAATGCTGCTCCTGATTAAAATTAATTATATGTGTTTGTTTATCCTTAAATAACTGTAGAATTTTACTGCTTGGACTTGAAAATGAAGATGGTGATACCTGTAACAAATACCCACCATCCTTTAACCAATCTGAAAAACTCTTTTTGGTAAAATCTATCCACAGTTTATGTGGCGTAGTATTTCTCTTGTTTGTATCTTGATAGGGGGGATTACCTACGATATTATCAAACTTCATACAATGCCTGCCGCTTTAAGGTTCATCCAACAGTTGACTGAAGTACTAATTTCTCGTGACTTTTTAGGACGCCGTTCTCCCCATGCAAGGCTCACACCTTCTTTATCCTTGTACTCAACGCCATCAAATTTTTCTTTTAAACCTTTCTTATACCATGCGCCATTAGCATTTATAGTCATTGGAATGTCAATGTCAATGATATCTACATCATCATCCTTTAATACGAAACGAAGTCCTTTTCCACATATCTCATACTCGACAGTTGCATTTTTACAGTGATTGATTAGAGAAATATACTTATCATCCAACGAAGTGAAATATTCTCCTTTACTAATAAGCAACAATTCTTCATCGCCACCTAATCCAGACATTTTCATAACTCGTTCTTTAACAGCATCATTAGGAATAAGTCTCATTGCTTCAGCGATCAACTTTGATGCCTCATGGCCATAGTCATGACAATCTTTTTTCCACTTTTCTTCAATATTATAGAAGAATTTAGCAGACGGATCATTGATGTAGAAATTTCTCATTTTCTTTTGAATATTTTCTATCTTAGAATAAAATGGAATGAGAGAAGATAATCCCATATCATTTAATATATTATTACGAACCTCAGAGTTAGAACCTTTAAATCGTTCACCAGTATGTGGGCTGATAAACATTCCTACACCATCAGGGGCAAACAAAAAATTATTTATGAAGGAGAGGAATGTGCCAGAACAAAGTTGAATTCTGGCATATCCCTTCTCATAATTCTTGAGAGAAAAGGAAATATAATCATTCTCGCCAAAATATATGATAAAATCACCCTTTAGATTTTTGTCACGAAATTCTTTCTCAACATCAACCACATCAAATTTTTTGTTTGGATACTTTTTGACAATATCATTATAGAAATTGTCAACAATAGCGTCAACATTTTTCTTATAAGCAGATTTATCAAAATCTTTCACAATCCCTTTGTCTTCACAGTGATTGATAAAATCAGAAAGTTTCTCTTCTACATTATCTGTAATGGCAGTACCATTATCAACAGACAATTTTTGCAAACGATACACAGTCCATGCTTCAGCAGCATCCTGTTTATAATGTGTTTTTGTATTACCCGCACCCATAATAAATACTCTTCATTGTTTTCTCACTATACACAGTATCGCATTATTCAGTAAAATTGTCAAGCACTATTTTCATTTAATTTTCTTTCATTCACGCCCTCTTCTTCGTTCTCAATAATATGAACCAGAATGTCGCCAATGAGATTAAAAAACTCATCATTGAACTCCTCCTTTGGCACATTATAGTTGTCTACTATATCATACTCAAAACGAAATGGCAAGGTTCCATCTGGATTTTCTTCCTCTGCAACACTCACCACTCCATACTTATAGACAACACCATGATATTTGCCACCATCAGTTATGCAGACAGACACATTATCATCGTCCTCTTTTACAACAAATGTATATTTTCCTTCCATCTCTATTGTCCTCTTTGTCTAACCAGCATTTCTGATTCAGACTTCGTTGGTTTATTGATTGGTAATGTGTAGTGAAGGTAGCTTTGTAATAGATATTTTGGTTTGTTCACAGGTTTTCTGCCACAATGAACCCAAGGAAACATTGGCGGAAACACTATTGCTCTACCACCAATGCATTTCACTGACATCGTTGATATAGTGTTTTCAATAAACTCTGTCTCACCAGCATCGTTGTCATCAAGGTAGATAAAAAACGCAAGAAACCTCATAGCAGTTTCTCTTGCTGTAACATCTGTGTGCCAGGGAAACTCATCCACATCATTGGGTGAGTATTTTTTTAGTTTGATGCCCTCAAGAGCATATTCTTCTGGGAATAGTTTTTTGTGCTGGTCAGGCCAAGGAAGGTCATTTTTATATTTTTGAATTATTTGAGTGAACGCATCCAAGCACACTGGAATCTCATCCTTCCAGTATTCTGGGTTGTCTAAAAGAAGCGTGTCTGAAAATTTCCTGTAATCATTCCAAACAGTTTTTTCGTCTGTATCTTCAAATTTGTCTATTAGCTTCTGACAAAATTCTTGACTAAGAACATCCTCATAAACTCTTATCATATTATCCATAACAAAACCCAATTTTTAGTCTACAGCAATTCTCTTCTTAATCTTTATGTATGCTTCATCTGTATTAGCACCCCAAGAATCACTGGATATGTATTCAAAGTAATAATTCTCACCAGTTTCTTCTAGTGAGTTTAACTTATCAGTGACCTCTTGTTTCGTGCATATCTTTCGTTGTGGGGTGTCCCACAATTTGCTCCAATTCGGTTCCATTTTTTTTATTTTCCTTTATAGTTTATTCCAAGCAAATCCGTATTGTGTTGTGTCATCAGATTCATATTGTGGTATGATGGAACATATGGCTTATGTTCTGCCACATCTTTAGATTTCTCTAATGCATCAATTCTCAACTCAATTCTATCCATCCTTCGATTTTTTCCTATTGAGTCACTAATGCCTATGACACCACCCACAATAGTGACTGGCAGACAACCACTAAGAGCGACTATTAATGTACAAAGCAAGCTCATTCTCAGTGAGATCAACATTTTCAATTACCTTTTCATAGTTAATAAGATGTCCAGACGCAATGGATTCTTTAGATTGGCCAAGATATGCTACAGCATAGTGGTTCTCAATCATCCATTCATTTATAGTTGTTTGCCTGTCTTCTTTTCCATCGTATATCTTGAACTTACCCAGTATCCTACCAAACTTACCGGCCTTATCCTTTACCGTAACTAATGTTTGTGTGGACCCGACAGGAAGAAATGACTCAATCATTTCCTTTGCAAGAAAACCAAATTTCTTCTCAATAGAATCTCTTGTTCTACTCTCTGGTGTATCAATACCATGCAATCGGATGCGCTCCTTGTGCATCCACATGCCAAACCCAAGGTCAATATCAACATCCACTGTATCACCATCCACCACTCTTACGATTTTGCAACTATATTCATACATAGTTATACTCCAAAACTTTCCCCGCAACCGCATGAACTGGTTTGCACGGGGTTCTTTACGGCAAGGTATGAACCGCCTAATTCTGTTACATAATCTATCTGACTACCCATCAAATACATCTCTGCAAGAGGGTCAACCACCAATACATCTTCTATCGGGTCTGACCATTTAACCTCTGGATGATCATATCTTAATCCCCACACATACTGGAACCCCGAACAGCCACCACCCCTAACACTTAGGGATACATGGTCGCCATTCAAGATAACACTTTTCATATACTTCTTTGCACTTTCAGTGAGAGTCACCATGTCTTTATTTATGGTTTCGGCGGGTAGTAATCTTCACCCGGCTGCCACATTTTCTTCCTGATTTTACACTTCTCATCACAATCCCATTTTCGTTGCTCTTCCATCATCATGAACATGTCTATGAATTGGGCAAAGATTTCAGTTGGCAATTGAACGGATGGTTCCTCTGTCCTTGGGACACAAGCCACACTCGCCACATCATTCTGTGATTTGACGGGCACGGTTTCTCTCATACACTGTTCCATTGTTGGAAGTTTTACCGTATATTCTGTACCAGATATCATAGTAATTATCATCAACGCTTTAAGCATTTTTCAGTGCCTCCTCATATATCGCTGTCTTCACTCTAATAACATCTTCTAGTCGTTTTAACCTATTACGAACAGATTTAGGTCTACTTCCTTTGAATTTATTTGATAGAAACTCATACTCATCTGTAAGGACTTTGAGCTTACGCAAGTTAAGTTCTTCCTTGCGCTCCATATCCCTATCGGAACAGTTCCGCTCACCGGGCTTGAGCAGCCGGTGGGGAGGAAGTTCTGCGCCCAGCATCTTTGTCATACATCGTCTCCTTCCAATTCTCTAATTCGATTTTGCATCACATCAATGGAAGTGAGATTTTTCATCGTCTTCGGCTTTAACTTCAAGGCTTCAATCTCTGTCTTCAGCACTTGCTTGGTCAGTATCGCAACCGAATCAGTATTGACTTGCATTATGTAGCCTCCGCCATATTTTCAGCAAAATTAATTGCATCCATTTTAGAGGAGAAAGGACTCATCCACTCATCCAAACCCATTATAGGACAACTAAACACCACCCTATACTTCCTACCATCTTTGATGACACTAAAGGTAACTTCATCGGGTTCCCATTCTTCTTTGTCAACATTCTTTGTTGTGACTTGGTGAATGGGAGTTGGCCGCCCATCAATTTTCCTACTTATCTTACTCATGTCAAACTTCCTTCCATCCAAAATTTTCACACTCAAACTTTTTACCACTCGCAAGCAGTATCATATCACCGACACTGGTGCTCCGACAAGTCTTACCATCGAACATCGTGGTAATACCTTCGTTGTTCCACCAACCATCATTGATGCTGTTGGTCAACATGAAAGCGGCTTCTAACTTTGCGGTGTCAGTGCCACTCTTATCAACCTCAACAAATGCAACAGTGGTAGGCGCATTTTTTGTTGAGAATGCAGCGTGAATAACCGCAACCGTTTCTTTGTTGTCAGAAGAATCTTTTACATGAACAGTCATATCAATAACCTCGTTTGTTTTTCCACTATACACATTATCGCATACTCAGGGGGTATTGTCAAGAAAAAAATGCACTTTTTTGAAAGTTTTTTCTAGAATCTTTCGGGAATCCAAGAAAAATTGACATCATCTAGCCACCTTTCTTCACCTGTTTTGACTGATTTTATGGGGGGGAATTGGGGTTTAGGTGTCATTGATATCACACCTGTAGGCACCTCTAGAACTTCCCAGAGGTCACCATGCTCACGAACACGGTTCTTGCCGTGGTTTGTCTTACCTGTAAGTCGAATAATCATGTGGACAAATTCCCTCTGTGTATCATTACTATCATAGTGTCGCATACACAGAGGGTATTGTCAAGGGAAAATATGTTTATTTTGAAAGTTTTTTAGAACCCCTTCGACACTTTTGGGGTGCCATCGTGTTGTCGTCCTATTAGCTTTTGATATCCTGCCATCGCTATAATATATTTATCATCATCTGAAAGTGGAGTTAGTTCTTCTACTCTTCGCTCTTGAATTTGAAAGTTCATTTTTTTGATACGATTTCTTGTTCTGGCCATTTTTTCTTCCTTTTTATGATATGTTGTTGGCATGATAATTAAGTTAATACTACTCCTTTCATATGTTATT